ACCTTTATAAGGTTGCACCCTTCGTCATGACTTTCCCCGCTCCGACAGTTATTGCGCCATGACTACCCCCTGCCGGAGCACTGTTTATAATAGACTGGCCGCAGTACCAATCGCGGGCATCAGCCACCCGCTGTTTTGTGATAGCCAGTTGCCGACACCGCTGGCCATGTTTAGCCCTCTGCGTAGGGCATCTTTTATTTCGCTCAAGTGATTTTGATTCTCCATACTTGCTGGGAAGTCCTTCAGCACGTCCGCCGCATGCGAAATCCATTCGGGTCGGCGCGGGCCCATAGCCCGCTGAAATATTTGGTTAGCGCTAACCAACTCGATGTTCATCGGGACGCGTAGTCTTAGTGTATTTGGGATGTCGGGAGAACTTACTATGCCCGAGATGACAATGTATGGGTGATTCCAGTCGTGGGGAGTGACCAGGTCACGCATCATCGTGTCACGAACATTGGTGGGGAACCATATCGTATAATTGCCGTCGCGTTCCTTGCCTTGGTATGAGCCTGGCACATCAGCGACGTTCTCATATTGCCAGAAACCAAGGTCATTCGGATGGTCCCCTCCTTTATAGAGCAGGCCGGCCAATTGGCCGCCGTCTGTTAATGTCGCACCCTGGTATTCAGTCCATGCTGACATTGACACTATTCTGTAGAGATCGATATCTTTGATGGCCTCAGCCATGATAGGTAGGTCTACTGGGTATAAACCGTACCTCGCTACAGCCTGTGTTCCTGTGTATCGGCCATGGGTGCTAATTAAGTTTTGGTTCAATGGATTGGCCATTGTCAAGGTGAGCCTCACTCCTATCCCGGGCCTGCCGCTCGCGCAGCCGACGTCGGGGTCGGAATCTAGTGGTATCAGTGTGTTGACTGTTACCGGGCCCGACTCGAAGACTTGTTGTCCTACAGCTGTGGCTGTTGCCGTCGCAGTAGCCGTATTGCCATTTGCATCGACCCAATCAAATTTTATGGTGTCGCCAATTGCGATCCCCATGCCGTCAATAACCACACGCGCGTACGCAATGCGGTTAGTGGCGGTAGTGAAACCGGAAACGGCGTTGCCATAAAATACGTTTCCATCGGGTGTGTAGGCCTTAAACGGTTCCTGCGGGTAGTCCACCTGCGAATAACACAATGCAGCTTTAATATTCACAGGCACTCCTGATTGAAGGATGGCACATCCTGTCTCTACGGACAAGTTCGGACGGGTGTCGCTCAACGACGTAATGCCGTAACGACCCTGCTGGAGCGAAAACCACTGGGGCTGCGTTCCTGCAAAATCATGACTCTTCCCATAGACCCATATAGGGTGGACCACGCTGGGTCGGACTATCGCATAGTACGAGCCAGGTCTCTCACGTGTGGACGTGGTTGGGAAGTAAGGCAGATAAGTGTTGATCAACCCGTCAACCATCGCTGTCTCCCTAGGGAAGCCGTCAGGAACGCGAACGCCCCTGTACTTCTCTGGGTTGAGTATAGTCTGCAGGTACTCATTTGTCTGTTTGCCTAGTCCGGAACCTAGACTTCTCTTGATAACTTTCTTTTGAATGTTGTTTCGTTGTTGCTTGCTTAACTTCGTCTTGGAAGATCCGCCAGCCGCGTCCGCTGGGGATTTTACTCGTGGGTTTAATTTGGTTTTCTTGTTCATGTTGTTGGTGGTGGTATTTTATCAGTTGTGTCTGAGCCCGGTAAACTTTTGAATGAAAACCCGGGCACCGCAATGGGATTTTCCACCTGGCTCCCCAGGTCCGGGGACGCCAAACCCGTCTACGGGGTGAACTAGAAATGGGGCAAAAAGCCGGCGATGCGGCCTGCCCCATTCGTCGCCAAAGTCCAACGACTTTGGCGGTATGCGTGTCGCAGAATGTTTAGCAGCTTGCCTCGGACTGCCAACGCTTTTCTAAGCTCTGCGAAACGACCTGACATAATCTTCGTCAGGTTAGGCAAGGTGTTCTGGTACACCGACCCCGCCCGTCTGTGTAGGAGGGCGGCTAGATTAATTACGTAGCCTCCAAACGATTGGAGGGCCTTCAAGTAAAGCGACAACAAACTGGGGTAACCATGCTGACGCACGAGTATCCCGTAGTTGAAGCTAGCATGAAGGACAATTCTTATAAAAAGAGAGCCCCACGGATTGTTCTCAGCCAACACCCCACACCACAAATGGGTGAGGAAGGCCCCTAGATATCCATGGGTTGTTTCCGCGAATGCTTGACCTACTGGTAGTGTGCGGAGGTTTGTTAATAGGTGAGAGAAGTATTCCATTAACCAATAGGCGATTGTAGCTTTGACTGGCCAACGTGTTCGGATGGCCTCTTCAGTAAGAGGTGCAAATATCACGTGGTGGAAGATGAGTGGGTTTCTTTCGAATAGCCAAGCCAAGTTGGCAGTGTAGTAATTGACAAACTTATCGTAATCCAAACCTACATCGGTGTTAACGACCTCGCCAAAGCGGGGTACGATCACCAATGCAGGCAATGAGCGGACACGCTTAATAGCGTTTTCGATCCTAACCCAATATGACTTGGGCTCATTGTGAATGGATGCTAGCATGTCATATACTTCATCGTTGAGTTCGTGGGCCTTTTCTGCCCTAAGTTTGTGCTCATCGTTGATAACGCGAACTCGTCCAACATCATTGGTCAGATTAAGTGTATGCTTGATGAGGGTGCGCAACACAGGTATGTGGTTCGTACTTCTAATGAGCCCGAGCGCCACACCACGACACCATGCTTTGTGGTATCTCTGTTTCGTTGTAGTGTAAAACAGCGCTGATGCATTTCTGCCAATCTTGGGTCCGAAGACCGTTTGGCCTGCATCTGCGGGGTATGGGCGGGCAGAAAGATAGGTTGCGTCCCTAGGTTGGTTTGTGTGTATAATTGGTTTCATTGAAAAGCCAAGTCTTGCGCAATAGCTGATGATGGACTGCCTAGAAATTTCGGTGTCGCTAGGTAGGAATGTCAAATTGTCATCCCCTGCAGCCCATACTTGGTATTGATCAGCATGGTGCGCTATAGCCAGTTCTTCGGACATAGCCCCGTTTACAGCGGAGTTGCCCGAGGAAGTGTTGCCATCTCCAGACTTGGTTGTGGCCTCAGTCGCGTAGTACACACCGGTGCGAGTGATGCCTTTTGTTTGTTTTTGTTTGCGGAGAGCGCGTAGCACGGGGCGCGGAGTGCCCAAAACTTTGTAGACAGCCATTTCGAAAACAATCGTTGCGATGGTCCGGTGGGCGTCCCAGCGGCTACCATCATTCTCGACTATTTTCCGCAACCCATTAGCCAAGTTGTTGTCGAACTCCTCTCCAAGGATCTCGGCTGACAGCCCACTCGTATGAATGATCGACCTTTCGGTTACATTCTCCGGCGAGAAGATTGCTGCGAGTACTTTGTTGAGAAGTTGAGTCCAGGGCCCAGTCATTACTTGGTATTTGGGCCTTCTTCCCTGGATCAACCTGGGGTCGGCGTTCTCAACGCCAGTTGGTGTGCCGTCTTTTGAATTGTGGGTGTCGGCTATGAAGGTTTTCTCGCGTTTTATGAAGGAGTCGTTACGCAAATCTGAACGGAGTAGTTCCTCATCCCGATAGGCTTCCAAGGCTTGTTCCAGCTTCTTACGAGTTGGGCCAGGGAAGCGTGATAGCCAAACAGTTAAATTAGGCGCCTGAGCAGGGTTGTTGCTGATGAATTTCTTCAAGTGCCGAGCGATGTATCGACGTGTGATCTGATTCCATGCTCTTGCTACAGCGATTTTCCAAATTGGCCATGGTACTTCTACCGATGCTAGAGGTCTAGTGTCTGCCCACATGATTGCTCTTTGGGTGACAGCCTTAATCTCGTTGTGCGTGCAAGTTCGGAAAATTTTGGGCATTGGTGTTGGATCTGTTCCGACCACAGCAATGCCAGCAAGTTGGCCTCCGTATCCGGGAGAACACTTATACTCATCAGGTGTTTTGTAAGTTGCTTCAGGTGCGATTTGGCGTGGGTTAGGGGTGTGCTCCATACAAATGTCTTGGAATTCACGAGCTTCACCTTCTACAATGTAGATGCCCCCTTCGACTACGCGCGTGCGATTGATGGTGTGGAAATATGCTTTAGCGGTTGTGTGCACGGCTCGAGGTAGACCAGGACCAATTTTCTTGATCCCCTCCCAAAGTTTTAGGAGAAAGTCTATAGTCAATGTGGCGAACAATGAGCCGGGGTTTTCTTGTTGCACCCTGCGCCTGCGAGTGAGATAATATATTGTTACAAGTGCTCCTAAGCCAATTATCCATTTGGCGCTCCAGTTGTTCGGTTCTGGCAGACCTAGGAGATCAGTGTGGCGGCACCGAATGGAGGGCCGGCCCATGAGCCAGTCCCACCATGACTTCCAGCTGAGTTTGTACTCAACTGTTTCTAACATTTCAACTTCTTGTCGCAAACCCGTTGTAAAAGCGAAAGTTGATATGATTGCTACTTCACCTTGCGTGGCATTTTCCGTTTTCTTGTTTTCAGAGAGTTTTCTCTTCACGTGTTGGGTGAGTAGGCGGAATTGATCGTGATCCCGCACAGTCATGGCTACGTAATTGCAGGCAGCATGCACAACTTCTTTGTTGACCGCATAGTACTTTTGCTGCCTGTCCCAGAACAGTATCTGGCTACCTAAACTATATCCGCGCGCGATCTCTACCCCAACGCCGGTGGCCCTGGGGGCCACGACGCCGGTCGTGAGCGGTCCGTAATAGCGGATATTGTCGAGGTAGTCCTCAATAGTGTTTGGGATCGTATCTCCATCGGTGAGCTGTATTGGTTGTTGGCGCTTGATCGCTATTAATTGTAACAGCCCGCACGAGTATAAAACCTCGCACTCGCGATCGAAGCCCGTTTGTTTAAGACGTCCGTATTTGAGACTAGAATAGTCTCGAGCCCTACGTGTTGGTCCCCCCACGTATTGGACGTCGTATTGATCAGTGACATCTCCATCTTCTATGCGTCGTCTCCATTTGACCTCACCGGCTCCTGATTCGCCATCATAATCCGAAAAGACGTGTCCCATGTAATAGACAACGTCAGTCCCTATGTTGTTGAATAAAGCTGCCACAACAGCACTAAGGTTGTCGTGGAAGTCATCCAAAATGACCGGGACGGAGTTTTGATTCAGATTTGCATGCGCGTTTCTAGCGTTGTTTGTGGCAAGCGGGTGGTAGTAGTATGGCAATGTGTCTACGTACGGCATTGAGCCTAGAAATACATACCCTTGATTCGGTTGTTGGGTCAGTAAGAGGTTGAGCAAATGGTATTTCGCATACCAAGTAATCGGCCTCGTGGTAGTAATCACATGCACTTGTGGATCCACCACTGCCGGTGCGCTAGGACAAAAGGCAGTGAGGTGGCCAAGCTGGGTGGTGTTGAGCCACACCAGTGGTTGCGGACATTGCATAATAAGTTGTACAGGAGGTGGTGGTGGTGCCACTGGTGGCCCACCCGGCGCCGGTGGGCCGGGTGGACCAGGAGGATTTTGTCCAACTG